TATTACTTGCATCAAATCTGTATTGGTATGTTGGTACTCCTTCAACAGTATCTTTTTTGATAGGTCTACCTACAATGCTGTTTACTGGCAATGCCGCATTTAAAACTTTTTCAAACTGTTCTCTCCAGTTTGTGTTTGCAGGGTCGTTCCATAAAACTGTTTGGTTTGATAGGTTAGTACCATTTGAATCAACTATGTCCTCTGATGTACTTACACTTTCAAATTTAAGCAATCCGTTTGCTGTTTGATTACGTTTTGGATTGTATGATAAGAGCCTAGCTAAACGTAAAACTGATTCTCTACGTTCAGCTAACTCTAAAAAGTTTTCTCTAGCATTTAAATCTACGCGGAAAGCAATATTTTGACCTAGGAAAGCTATAAGGTCAATTAATGCAAGGTACTCACTTGATTCAATATAATCGTTAAAATCTTCTGGATAATTTTGTCGTATATAGTTGATCATTGTACGACGCAGATTATCAAAGTCATACGACTTAAATTCTGCATTTCTAAATGACTGATAGACCTTTTTCCAATCTTCAGCTAACAATAATCTGTTTTGTCTATTTGTTGACGACATTTGCTTTCCTTAATATTACTATTTATTGTAATCCGTAAAGTACGTACTTAATAAGAGCCTGACTCTTCATCAAAAGTCAACCTCAGTTTTTCTGAAATATTGTATGGCAAATACATCAAATCAACATCAATTATTATTCCGCTCTCATACGAATCAATTACTATACTAGAAACAGCTATACGTGGATCGCTGTTTACGACCTGTGTAACGTTCTTTGCAATGGCTTCTTTCATATCCTCTGTTAAAGGTTCATGTATTGCGTCCCATATCACTGTTCCAAATTCTGGATTCATCAGCTTCTCACCTTGTCTAATGTGGAAGTGATTCAATAAATCTTGTTTAATAAGTCCTATGTCAAACAGCCTTTTGCTGTTATTATCAGGATTAACTGTACTTGTACCCTTATAGGCACGATTAGTAGTAACCGGTTGCTGGTTTACTCCTGATGGTACTGTAATTTTTTTATATAAGTCTGCCATAACAATATTTACCTATGCTTTGAATTCCTTTTTAAACACATCAGCTGTGGTTGGTGTTGGTAAAGGATTTGCTACTGTAGTCACTAAATCCCTATCTGTAAGTGCAATTTTAAATGCTAACGGGTTTAAATTCTCATGGTGTGTCCAAGGTTCAGCTTGTGGTGAACGTTGTGAAAGAACACCAAGTGTTGTGTGACCAGGTACGCGATGTACGGACAGAGCGGACGCGGTAGCGGCCGTAGCCGCCTGCGGTCCATTCATATGGATTTCGGAAGCGGTTTCTGTATGGTTGCCTCCGCTGAGTATATCAGTAGTTCCGCCTGCTGTAAGTTTGTTTGCTCCACCTGTGTTTATATCAAAGTCTGAAGTTGTTGTAATCTTGGTGCTACCGCCCACTAGTATATTTGTATTCTTGTTTGATTCTATCTGTACTCTTCCTTTGAGAATCTTGTCTCCAACATAATCTCCTGATGCTTTTAGGCTTAGATTAGCACCTGCTTCTATTGTAACGTTTCTGTCTGCTGTAAGGTTAAAATCATTTGCTGTGTGCATACTGATTGAATCCTGTGCAAATATGTCAATCTTGCCATCTGATGTTAATTCTATCCAGGCAGTACCTCTAGCATTTCCTAGATATATCAAGTCTTCCGTGTTGTGTAAAAGTATTTGGTGTCCTGTACGTGTACGCAATCTCACAAGTTCGTTGTGCAATAGATCTCTTTGACCGTCCAGTTCACCTTGGTTCACGTCTGCATAGTCAGGGGCTCCTTCACTTGCAGATTTTTTTCTTAGGTACTTGTCATTACCATCATCAAAAACAAAACTTGTTCCACCAAGTCTTGCCTTGAACACACTTGTATTGTCGTCCTTTGAACCTATCTTAACCTGTGGTGATCCTGGACTCTTGTCTACAGGTCCAGGTGTGTTTATCCCAAATACTGCACTAGGCACTTCACGCCTTGCACTTGAACTTGTTATACCACGTGTTTCATCTTCCAACAATCCTTGTGCAACAAGGTTGTCAGTAAATGTTTTTTGATAGGGTTTTAAATATCTAGTAGGGTCTTGTTGTGTTCCAGGATTTAATACTTTGTTGTATTCACTTGCTGGTAACTTTTTACCTTTTAGGTTATCTGGAACATCTTCGTTAAGAAGTGTTGTTGCGGCATGACCCGGTACACTAAAGTTCATAAACTTGTCTTGTACAACACCTAACCAGTAACACATATTAGGATTACCTTCTGCAAATATAACCAATACTGTCGTTCCTACATCTGGTGGAACCATCCACATACCGTAGCTCTGTTGGCTGTCTTTGTATCCTGTATTCTTTGTACTTCCAAACCCAGGAGTTGATCCTCCAAATGGTTGCAGATATTTTGCTGTATATAATTCGCCGTCTGCAAAAGCAATACCTTGCGACTCGTTCATTTTTCTTAGTTGTACAGTTATGGCTCCATGGAATTCAGGATCTAAATTGTTTATAACAACAGCTTCAAACGGACCAGGTTTAAATTCAGGAGCGGTATACTTACTGGTCCTGTCTATGTTTTGATTTTTTTCTGGTAATCCAGCCATTATGTTAATCTTCCTTTGATTTCATTTACAGCTAAATTAACTGCTGAACCTAAATCTTCTGTTATGTCTGCACCTGCATTAAACTGATCTATCAGTTCTTGTCCAATGTTTATCCGATTTTGATTTGCTAGTGCCATAGCTCTGAGTTCAGCTATCTTGGCTTGCATTGGAATAGGCTTCTTCTTGACAGCGGCAAAGTCATCAACCATCATCTGTGTTTCCATTGACTTATGGCTTTTCTTGTCTGGACCTTCACCCTTTGGAGCTGGCTTCTTCTCAGTTGGATTAGCTATTCCAGTTGGTTTTTGATCTGTATCTAGATTCGTTTGATTAGGCGCTCTGATAAGTGTTAGTTCCTGTGTAAACTGTCCGCCACTAAAGTCACTAGCAACTACAGTAACTCTGTATAATCCGCTAAAGGATTTAACTACCATTCCTCCCTTGGACGTAAGCAATCCTCCTTCACTAACCGGATCAATATCAAAAGGTGTTCTAAAGTTTAGGTAAATGAATACCTGCTGTCTTACATAATCCATTTGCTTTTTTTCATCATCAAACATCATGAATCCAGATTTTGCTTGATAGTTTCCTATACCACTGTCTGACAGATACCAAGGATCTCCCATAATTTTTAAATTTACATTAACCAAGTCAACTGTACTGTTGATAAGTGCCTTGTGAAATTCTCTAGCTATCTTACCTTTGGTTGTGGCATTGGCGGCTGTTACACCTGTTGTTATGTTTGCTATGTCAGACGCACCAACAACCTTTAACGGGTTTACTTTTGGTGTTTCTGCCGATCCTGGAGCGTTGGCAATTATAGTACCTTCTTCATTTACTGTTGCAGAGGCAAGATATGCATTTGGTATTTCAGGTTTCTTGTCCATCGGTGTAGGAGTTAAGAATCTAGTTTCGTACTTGATGTCAAAGTCTAAAATATCTTTGTTCATTCCTGTGTAGATATAATTGTATGCTTTTCTTACTTTTCTTTTTATTTCCTCTTGTCCTTCGGTAACAGTTTGTGGAGCCTGCCAAACACTTGAATGAACCTTGTATGGTATAACCTTGAACACATAAATCTTAGGCATTCTTGCTTTAGCATCTTCTACCTGCTTCACAGGAACATCGTACACACACCCTTGTATCGTAAACCAATCTCTGTAACCTTCTTTATCAAGGTCTTGTTTTGTTAATTTTAATCCATAACTACTAGTAACAACTATCTCCTCAATAATCGTGTTCAGCGTTGTACCTTTGGTAAATTTAAAAGCTCTTTTGTCTGGTGGTATGGCTATTTGTCCTTGTTCAAATACCTGTTTCTCTTTGTCGTAACTTGCATAGTAAGTTCCAGGTTTAATGCCTCCAGCTTCTAGTTTTTGTTCTAGTAATGTTGCCTTACCTATTACACTAATATTTTCTTGTTGTGTTGTACTGGTTCTTATTGCATCACTTGTTTTTGATCTTTTAACACCAAAGCCTGTAACACTTTGAAACCATTCTTCATAGTTTAACTTCTGTACACCCTGGGATGCACCATATCTTGATTCATATTCTTTCTGCGGATCATATGTTGCTTTTCCTGTAGTCTCATCTGGTGATGTTGCAAAAGTCTTACTTGCAAGATCTTCTTCCTTAGGAAACATAATAATATATTCATCAGCAAACTGTTCTGTTTCTGACTCTTCTCTTTCAAGTAGTGTTGTGTTCATTACTCTTGTTAGACTTTGACTTCCACTCTGAAGTGCTTCTTCAACAGTTCCACCAATGATTGTTACATCTGTTTGTAACATCTGTATTGCATCTGTATAACAAGCACCGTTCCTAGCAGTTGCTTGGATATCGTATTTGGTTCCTCCTGCGTCAGCAGTGATTGATGTGGTACTTAATTGTATAGGAAAATATCTTTTTGCAACTCTTTTGGTAGTGTTCTCATCTGTGTGTCCAATGAACTCACACATTAATAAAAAAGGTGCTGAAATATATTGTTTGTATCCGGCTGTAACTGCCGCTACCTGTAAACTTTCCATAAAGTTACCAAGACTGTATGGCTCTGTAACTTCAAATTGAAATGTGTGAACCGCTGGCATCCTTGATCCCATACCGCCTGGTTGTAATACTGATTCTATACGGACATTGTCGATATAGTATTCTACCCTGCCGAAGGTATCTTCGGTTAAAGTTGTTGCACGTCTACCTTCTTTAATATTCTGACTTCCGCCACCACCCTTGATAACATTAATCATAGGTTCGCTTTGCATAAATGTTTCATCTGGCTTTGAAGCTTCATCAGGAGTTAAACAAAATAATGACCAAATCTGACTGTGTGTACGGAACTGGTCCATTATGTTGGGCTCAACAGCTACAAGATCTGTATGAATATAAACTTTTGGTTCTGAAGGTTCTTCAGTGCCTTTTTCAGCACCGTCTTTAGTTGCTGTTTTATCGGCGTCTTTATCTTTACCTACCTTGTCAAGGTCACCTTGTAAATCAGTTGTGGCTTTGTTATTTTTACCTGTTAGGGTATCGTCGAATTTTTCTGTTTTTTCTTTGGTAACAGCATCAAGTTTTTCTTGAAGGGTTAATTGTTTTTCTGCTTTTGAATTATTAGGTACAGCCATGTTAGACTCCTAGCATACTTTTTAACGGTCCACCTTTTGGTACGTATATGGTTGCCCCTGACTTGAAATCGTATATAGGATCTTCCATAGTATCTAAATTACGTTGACAAAACACCCACCATAGATTTGGATTGTCATACATATCATATGCTAACAAGTCTGGTCTTTGATGGTACTGTGGTTCAATGGTATATGTTGCATCATCAGACTGTGCAGGTATAGTTCTAATTTGATAAAATCCTAAATGTTCTCCACTAGGATTCATTGAGGTTGCTTTGTAAGGACTTGACTGTTTATATGTTGCCATTAAATAAATCCTCCATCGCCAACATATCCACCACTAACATATTTGTTCAAGCTAAATTTCTCAACTTCTCTTCTGCTGTAGATCGGTTGTACCGTAACAGTTATTAAACTTTGTGAAGGTGCCCAACCAATTGGACCTGCTCTTTCATCAGTGGCCGCCTGTTTTGCTTCAGGATGATTTTTAGGAATATCATTTACCCCATCAGGGTGACCTGTTGCAATATAGTCAACGTCCTGTGGAAGGTCAACTGTAAACTGTGTTATGATTACTGGAACATTATTAAAAATGTAATCACCATAACCATTTAATTTTACTACTGGAGGTGGTGCTCCTAGTGTACTTGCTTCGCCACCAAAGAACATTTTTGTCATGCTTCTTAGATAGTGCAAGGCACCAACCCAATACTGTGCTTCTGTACCATTCTGACAGAAAAAGTCACCTGTAATAACCAACTGATCCACTTGTGAATTCTGGTAAGCAAAGTACGGATAATTAGTATGTGTAGGGGCCATTGTATTATAATTGGCGCTGTGTGCCACAATAATAGTTGGAGTATATGGAAAAACTAAACCGCCCGTCTTTTTCAAAGGAGCTAACATACCTGCAGTTGAGAAAGGTTCAATAGTGGGTATACTTAATTTAACACGCCAGTCTTGGTTGACTGATTTTTTAAATGTAGCTGACGAATTATTTTGTATCTCGCCTAGCCCCGGCATTCCATCTTTTGGAATATTCTTACTACGTAACCCTTTGCCCATTCCCATGGAATCCATAAATGCCTGTGCACCTTCCGGTGTACCTTTAGAGGCTACTGCGGCTCCAGGCTCGGAACCACTATGTGGACCCATGCTAAATTCATTGGCACGTTCACGATCGGTGAAACCGTCTTTACGAACTTGGTTATCAGACGAAATTACTGTTCTACCGTTTACTGTTCTGAATGTTGACATATTGGCTAACTCCTACAAGTATTTAGTTGACTTTTTTAACTACGTAGTTTATAATAATGTATTATTTAAGGTTTGGAGAAAACAAATATGAAAAGAGTGAATTATCTCAACAATAGAGATATACTGGCAGAAATACATAAATCAAAAAATACGTTTTGTAGTTATACAGACGACGATTTTGCACAATATGATATAATTCTACCTAGTATAGATAAGATTAACATAAGAACTATAGCAGATGCTAAAAGAAACCAGGCTAAACGCATTGGTTTGAAGGAATATGAGTCAAGGAAAGGAGCCGGCGAAAAGGTTAAGCAGGCTGATTGTGCCGTAGACTACAGAAAAATAGCTAAAACGGATGTAGTATTCCGAATTATGATGTATGATCACATTCCAGAAGAAAAAGGTAGGAAGAAAAATCCTAAAACTATAGCAGATACTAAGACAAAATTAAATTTTCCACCATTTCAGCATTATAAGTTCAACGAGAAGAACGAACTTGTATGTGTAGGTAAGAGCCACTGGGAAGGTGGTATGTCAAATGGTAACTTTAACAAAGGTCACGGAATGGCAACCAATAAACTTGCTTTGATGTGGATGAAACTTTGTGAACGTTATGCAACAAGAGGTAACGTTAGAGGTTATACATATAACGATGAGATGAAAGGACAGGCTATTCTTCAATTGACACAGATTGGCTTACAGTTTGATGAATCAAAATCAAACAATCCTTTTGCTTACTACACCGCGGCTGTTACTAACTCGTTCGT